TGTGTAAGATATAGGAATTATAAATATAGTAGTATGCGTATATATTGCGCAATGTAGAGAATTGGGAGTTAAAGTGCCTACTTGTTTAAACTGGCACAACTACCTAAACAAACACAACAAAAAACATAGCAAAAAAGCGTGTGTTTAGTGTATCAAGCCCATCAATGCTGCGTTATAGCCCTCTCAAGGCTGCTTATGCACGCTCAAGGCTGCTCAAGCCAGGCTAACATACATAATACATACATCATACACATCATACACAACAGGCTTGATACTCTTAATGGTTGCCCAATGGCGTCCGGTCCTCAGAGGGTCACACAAAAAAATTGACCCTACCCGGCTTCATTTCTTAGGGGCATGGCATCCCAGAGGGGTGGCGGTCCATTACATAAAACTACCCTCTCAGATCCACGCCAACCCAAAAATCACTAAGTCAACTCAGTCTAATCATAAAAAACTCTTGACAAAGGCCCAAATAAAAATAATAATAATTCATAGGTGTAACAAAGCACAATACATATCCAAACAAAAGGAGAAACCAAATGAGCCCTAAAGAAATCAAGCCCCAGATTGGCCTCAACATAAAATGCCGAGGACAGTACTACTACCGAGACGAACGTCAAAAAGGAATAAAGCAATACGAAGTAGAAGTGAAAGCCCCATCCTTGAGTTTTTTCGAGGAATCAACTCAGAGATATGCCGGCGTAGACCAAGATAACAAACCGATTTATAACGAAAGAAAATATGTCAATGTTCGCGGAATTTTGAAAAAAAGATTACTCCCAGTAATTTTACGTAATAAGTTTCCTGATTTCGCGCGTATTCGTTTTGTGACCATAGAAGAGATAGTTTCACTTGACGGAGAACGCCTAGACTTGCCACTCACACTCAGATCGAGAAATCAGTTGCATGAAATGACAGTAGATAAAAACATCCCGATCGATGTGCGTGAATATCTTGAGATAGATGAACTCCGCACAGATATCATGGAATATCTCGAGGACTCAACGTCATTCCTAGAACGCAAACCTTCAAAAGACGCGAAGCGGTCTGAAGAGAAAGCATTTTTAGAAATGAATCAACTGGACGAAACATTACCGCCTGAAAAGAAAAAGGCTAAGAGCCCTAAAAAGAGAACTGACCTAGGGATTGCCGATAATCCAATGGCCGACTAATGGACGACAAACCTAATGTCGAGAAATTTGATATCGAATGCCCGGAGAATGATCCCGTAGTGTTCTCCGGTGGGAATGTTATTCCTGTTAATGCCAAACAAGTTACTGCTCAAACATTGTTGACACGCATAAAGCAGATTTTTAATGCGCCCTACAAGGGGACGAATAAAGCGCGCCAAGGTTTGTCGATGTCGGACGCTGCAATACTAGCTTTGTCTGAAGCCGCGGCGGAGGGCGATCAACCGGCATTTGAAAAATTGACAAATAGAATTATGGGTAAGCCTCTTCAACAAGTCGCCAACTTAAATGTTAGCGGCACACTTGAAGATTTTTTAACTGCCCTAGCACATGAGGATGGGTATGTACCAAAACAAGAAATAGATCCTTTGGGGGATTAGATGGACGATACACAACAACAACTCAACCCAGGTCAACGAACGGCATTAACTAAGCTAGCCAATAGTTTACCGTACTATTCAAGCCGGTGTTTGAAGATTGTTGATAAGGGCGGAGATCTAATACCTTTCGTACTTAATCGTGCTCAACAAGTTATCCACTCTAGGATAGAAAAACAAAAACAAGAAATTGGTATGGTCCGGGCTGTAATTCTTAAAGGCCGGCAGTTAGGTAGTACAACTTATATCCAAGCAAGATTTTTTCATCACACAAATTTCAAACCCAACTTATCTGCTTTCGTATTAGCTCACCAAGCAGAATCAACAATTAAAATTTTCAGTATGACTAAAAGGTTTCACGATAATCTTTTACCTTTTCTTCAGATGAAATTAACAAAAGATACTGAACGCGCTATGACGATGTCAAACTTTTCAGGGTACGGCGTAGGTACTGCGGGTAGTGCCGAAGTTGGCCGAGGTTTGACAGTACATTTATTTCATTCATCAGAAACCGCGTTTTACGAAAGAGCCGATCAGCTATCCACTGGGTTAATGCAAACTGTTGCTGATGTGCCCGGGACCGAAATGATATTCGAGTCAACAGCAAATGGCCCGAGTGGTTTTTTCTATGACTTAGTTCAAGGCGCGATAGCCGGTAAGAATGGTTTTCAATTAATTTTTGTACCGTGGTATTGGGACAACGGGTACCAAGATAAAGAACCGCTAGATGTTCGTGCACTAAATGAAAACGAACATGAGTACTATACCGCTTTTAAAGACGATGGTTTGACTCTTCACAATCTCGCATGGCGTAGAAGAAAACTTGCATCGTTCGGTGGGCAAGAGTGGAAATTCTGTCAGGAGTTTCCAACAACGATTGAGGAAGCTTTTATTAAAGCCGAAGGAAGATTTTTCGATCTTGCCAAAGTACACATTGCGCGAAAACGTATATTGGAACCAAACGCTTACTCCCCGCTTATCGTAGGCGTAGATCAAGGTCGCACAGGCGATCCAACAATAATTTGTAGGCGGCAAGGCAATGTAATATTTCCATTTGAATCAATACCGGCCGATGATGGTGATCAGAGAGATATGCGCCTGGCCGGCAGATTAGCTAATATACTTCGAGTTGAAAAGCCAAGTTTACTCACGATAGATACCACAAATGAGCATGGTGCTCTTGACAGGCTACATGAGTTGGGATATAGTAAACGTATAGTAAAGGGTGTTCATTTCGGTGAGCAAGCTTTTGACAAAACGAGGCATAGGAATAAGCGGGTTGAGATGCACTTTAACCTACGAGACTGGTTTCTCGGGCCTGATGTATCAATACCAGACGATCAGGTTTTTGTATCTGACATAGGATCGATCCCGTTTGAGAAAGAGACAAGTAATAATGTGGCGTATTTAGTCAGCAAAGATGAAATTAAAAAGGACCTTAAAAGGTCGCCCGACAAACTTGACTCCGCAGTATTAACCTTTGCGTTTCCAGTGAGGCGACAGCCACGCGATCCGAACTCTCGGGAGAGTCGGGCCGTGTCTACAGTTAAATCACGGTTTCGCTCAACCTTGCGGTCAAAGCAAGGGGTTGGAACAAGGAGGACCTAAGTATGGGACCATTAGTAGGTTTGATACCATTATTGATGTCAGCAGCCGGAGCAGTAGGCGGCGGAATCGCTGCTGTAGGTTCCGCAATAGGTGGAATTGGTAGTAGCATTGGAGCTGGGTTAGGTATTGGCGGAGGAGCAGGAGCAGCAGGAACCGGGGCAGCAGCAGCCGGAGCAACCGGAGCAGCCGGGACAGCCGGTGGGTTAGGCGCGGGGGCCGCAACAGTAGGCACAGCCTCAACCGGGGCAGCAGCATCGAGTTCAGCTTTTAGCTCGATGGCAGCAGCAACAGCAAAAGCATCAGTTAGTAAAGCTATCCTGAAAGCAGGAGTGACAGCAGCAGTAGGCTCCGGCGTAGGCGAAGGAGTAAAGGCGATAACTAAGCCAGATGCGTTGGAAGCACAAATACCGGTCACAAATGATCCGGCACGTAAAGGTGTAGATAGCGCAGAAAATCAAGCATTAAAACGTAAAATGGCAAAGGTGGGCACATTCTTTTCAGGTTCCCAGGGGTTGTTTGATGCATCCACTGGTAAAACGCAGGTATTTTAATTATGTTAAGCATAGTCGAATTAGCAATTAAAGAATTAGCAGTCTTAAAAATGATCAAAGGCCCTTGGAATGACATATACGAACAGATCGCCAGGTATATGTTTCAACGGAAACAGGGCTTTTTAAACACACATATTGGCGGAGAGTTCTACACTCACGATGATGTATGGGACAACACCGCAGGGAAAGCACTACAGACAATGATTTCCTCGATAGATGGGGCTTTGTGGAAAGATGAAGGTCGAACTTTTCGCATAGTAGCACCTCGCCAGGCAGACAAAACAGAAGCTAATAAACAATTTTACAAAGAGTTGAACCTCCGGATCACGGAAAACATAGAACACGAGGAAGCAATGTTCGGAACTGCTCGTGTAGAAGCCCTCACAGAGAAATGCGCCTTCGGGACGGGAGCAATAGGTTGCTTTTCGCCACCTCCGGGCAGTAAACATAAGCTAGAGTACCGGGCCTTATGCTTGAAAAACCTTTATATTGTTGAAGATGCCCGCGGTAGGGTAGTAAAAGAGTTTTATGTCGAAATGCTCACGGCTCACCAGTTGGAAGAGGAGTTTGGGCTTGATATTTTGCCAGATAGTGTAAGGGCAAAGCTAGAAACCTTTGATTATGACACTAAATTCGAGGTCGCCTGGGTTATCCGGCCTAGAAAGAACCCAAAAGGTGAAGGTTGGAGAGGATATAAGTACGAATCCATGCACTTTCTTGTAAATGACAAGGTGATCTTACGTAAGCATGGATACTACAGTAACCCAATAATTGTAAGTAGATTTTATAAAAACAGTGGCGAGCCGTACGGCAGATCCGCGGCTTTTGCTGCGTTAAGCCCAACAGTTGAGCTAAGTGCACTGGTTGAAATGGTTTCAAAAGGGACTGAGTTAGCAATACTGCCACCGTGGTATGTATTGGATGATGGTACTTTCGGTAATGGTATGATAGATCGATCGCCAAACTCAATAATCCCAATAGATGTTACCTCTTCTAGGATAACAGGGATGGCTCCAATAGGGCCTGTAGGCACGGTCGGAGATATGAATGCAGCAATGAAATTGATTGAACTTTTGATGGAAGAGATCAACGGTCACTTTCTTGTGGATAAACTAACGGACTTAAACAACTCTACACGTATGACCCTGGGTGAAGCTCAAATGCGTAATGAATTGCGGTCTGATTTAGTTGGATCTGTTTTTAGCCGAGATATCCAAGAGAACCTAAAACCATTGGCCAGAAGGTCTATCCTGGTTTTAGATACTCAAAACGAGCTAGGGGTAGTCAGAAATTCAATGGAACACATGCAGGTACTAATGGCAAAACGGATCCCATTAGTAATCCCGGATGACTTATTGAAACTTCGGGACCAGGGAGTAAATATCTACGGTATCGAATTTATCTCTCCTGCGGCCCGTATACTGCGTTCAGAGGAATATCGAGGGTTAATGTCTCTATGGCAGTTTGCAGGCGCCTTTGGCCCTGTAGCGCCTGAGTTATTGGTACGCCTAGACAAGTCTAAGACAATGGATCTTGTTCGAGATCTAGGTGGTGCACCGGAAGATGCTCTTCTGTCCCAAGAAGCTTTCCAAGAAGCATGGGACGCGCACTTAAAATCACAAGAACAGAACGCCCAAATAGCAATGGCTAGAGAAGGCGCTGAAATAGCAAAATCCACAGCAGCAGCTAAACAGTTAAACGCCCAAGCTGATGCGACCGCAGGTGGGCAAAATGGGCTGATAAACGGAGGAGGAGCAGGGGTTGACCCCTCAATGGTGATGTAATGGAAGATAAAACAAAGCAAACAGCAGCGCAGAAGCTCGCCGAAGAAAGGCAAAAGAAACTTGAGACATTACGACTCGCAATTAACTCGGCGAGCAGTAACCCGAATTTGATGTTCGTGTTAAAACACCTTATGGAAATAGGCGGTATACGCCTTAATCCGGTAGTGTTTAACCGGCAATCAGGAGTTATGGACAAGCTATCCACAGAATATAATTGTGGGCGACTTTCAATATGTCAAGATTTGCTAAGGCAAATGAGTCCTGAAGTTGAAATTCAGGTCCTAAAAAGGGAGAAATAATATCCCAGATCCAACACCAACGCCAACGCCGACACCGACACCAACGCCGACACCAACGCCGACACCAACGCCGACACCAACGCCGACACCAACGCCGACAGGAGGCTTTGACGTAGAAGCTTTGAATAAGCTTGAAGGGGATGCGTTTCTTAGCGTGTTGCCAGAAGATATCCGAAATAAGCCGTATGTTAAAGACGTTAAGAATTTTAGCGGTTTAGTAAAGAAACTAGACGGAGCCCAAACTCTTTTAGGTCAACGCAATGTGCCAGGCGCAGATTCGTCATCGGAAGAGTGGGAAACGTATCTAAACAAATTAAGGCCCGCGAAAGCCTCAGATTATGTAATGCCTACCGTTGAGGGGATAGACCCAGAGTATTTAAAAAGTACTGTAGGGAGCCCGATACTTGTTGATCTTTTGCATAAAGCAGGAACGAGCCCATATCAAGCTAATATCCTAATGACAGGATTAGCGAATATAGTAGACCAGTCAGAGAAAACAGAGAAAATACGTCACGATCAAGTTCTCTCAGAATCGGCCAAAAGCACCTTCGGTGACCAGGCAGACGTAGTACTCGCAAATGGCAAGAAATTTTTGGCAGCTAACATACCAGAAGCTATGCAACCTTTACTGAATGAAATGGATCCTAAAACGCTCACAGCGGTTTTGGGGATCACAGACAGTTTGGCCAAAAAGTTTACTGGTGAGGATCCATATCGCACAGGTGCGGGAGTTGGATCGGGTACATCAAAAGATACAAAAGAGTCGATAGTAGCTGAAATGCAAGTTATCCAGAAAGACCCGGCGTATACCGATGCTTTCAAGGATAAAGTTAAGAATGCACAGTTGCATAGCGATATGGAAAAACTGCGCGAAAGGTTACGAAAAGTCGTTGGATAAAACTTTTTCGTTGACAGTTTATTTTAAATATGCTAGATTGAATTAGTTGGTGACATTGGATTCTCGTCCGGCTTGCCGGGTACCGAGTGGAAGATATCCAACGCTGCTCAAACTGAATCGACCGGTGAGGAGAGCCGGGTACCGATAAGGTGTGAGAAAAGTTATCCGATAATTGAGGAGAGCCAAATGTCTTACGACACAGTACAGATTACCGAGTTTAGCTCTGCAATGGATGTTCAGGAACAACAGATGACAACAAGGCTTATGCCTTATGTTATCCGGAAAGGTATTTCAGGTGATGACTTTGCGTATGATGGTCACACGGAAGTAGCAGCATACCATGCGAATGGTATCAACCCAGACATTCAACCTGTAGCAGCTTCATTTACAAGACGCAAAATGTCAAGAGATCGTATCGTTGTAACACTTTTAGTAGATGCTAAAAATGTTCGCGGTATGCTAACGAGTCCGGAAAGTGAATTAGCAATGCTTTGTATAGCAGCTATTGAAAGAGAGACAGATCGTATAATTTATGATGCTATGTTCGCGACTGTTCATACTGGAAGAAATTTCGGTACTGACGTTACGTACACAGCAGACGGCGTTACTAGTATTGATGGTACCTCAGGTTTCACCTATGAAATTTTGTTGGCGATCCGAGCCGGCTTCATAGATGCTGAAGTAGGCAATCAAGGCGAGATCCCTATAGCGATAGGTATTTCAGGTGACGAGCATACAGATCTAATGGGTGAGATTGAATTGACTAGCACTGATTATTCTTCTAAGATGGTTATCGATCGTGGCGTTATTAAGCAAGGTCTAGGAATGGATTTTATTGCTTTTGGTGCGGGTGCAAATATTACAGATCCTATCCTTGAAACAGTAGGCGGAGAAAGAATATCTTTTGCGTTAGCATCACGTGGCGTATGTTTAGGTATATCGTTAGAAAGAGTAGTAGAAGTGAAAGATCATCCAACTAAAATCGAAACGCGAATTATAAACGTGATAAAAGAATGTGGCGCTGTACGTACAGCAGGTGTTAGACTTAAGAGAGTTAGATTAACCCCATAGGGAGGAAAAGAGTATGGCAGCTTATAATGATTTCGTTACTCAGAATGCCTCAAGCAAGAAAGTCGATGTAGACCGTGGTGCACGATTTAACGGGGGCGTAAAAAGATCCTTACCTTTTTCATTTGAAAAAGCGGCAGGTGATATTGATGACTCGATTTTTCGTGTCGGGCGGATTTCGCCTTATGCGATAATCACGAGCATTAAGATTGCTAGTGACGCGATAACAAGTCTAGCAGATTTGGATATCGGCTTTTACAAATCGAAAGAAGTAGGCGGAACAGTGATTGACAAAGATTGTTTGAAGGATGGTCTTGATCCTAGTGCAGGTATTGGTACCTTGACTGAACAGTATGCTCCGGATCCATCAGCAGTTGGAAAAGAAGCATATTTGATAGCAGGGTTGACAGCGGCAGAAGCGATCAAGTATGGTGCATTTGATGTTGCATTAACAGGTAACTCAGCCGGAACAGACGTTGGCTCTGTTGCGGGCATCATAGAATTTGTAGAATAATATTTGACGCGATAAATAAATGGAGGGATAGTATATGGCCGTACCTGTAAGTGCAGTGGGAGTTTGTATGCTGTCCCTCGATTTGTTAAAGTCGGATGAAGTAGTGTCAAGTATAGAGGAACCGGAAAGCACAGTAGAAGATCTTTGTGCTCGATGGTACCCAGTAATAAAACGCGCAGTGTTACGAGCGTACCCGTGGAATTTCGCTAGAAAGCGAGATACTTTTTCAAGATCCGGGACCCCGGATAATTACGCAGACGAGTATCAATTACCCCTAGACTATCTTGGCTTAGTTTTCATAGGCGAAGATATGGACTCTGAATACCAGACTGATTTTTTTGTAGAAGGCGATAAAATCCTCATCGATAACGATGGGGCTTCTTCTTTACAGGTAGCGTATATCCATGACGTTGAAGAGGTAGGAGATTTTGATCCTATTTTCTTACAACTTTTAGTACACGAATTAGCTTTGGTGCTATCAGCAAAAGTTACAGGGTTAAATAAAAGCACAAAAAAGGTTACCGCGGATAGGGATAGGTGGGAGGTTAAAGCCCGCTCTAAAAACGCGCAAGAAAACCCTCCTAGACGGCGATACGTAAGTATTTTAGGCAACGCTAGAAGGAGAGGTAGGAGATCATCACTAAGTGATGGGGTCCATCTTTTTTAACAATGGAACTAAACACAGTAATAAATAACTTTTCCTCCGGCGAAATAGCTCCTAACCTATGGGCCCGGTCCGATCGTCCTTTTTATAAAACTGGTTGTGAAGTTCTACGGAACTATATCCCTTTACTAACCGGTGGGTTGATGTACCGAGCAGGTCTTGAGTATAGTGTACATAGCCGACTCAATCAAAGCCCGTGGGGTATCCCATACCGTTTTAATTTAACGCAAGCATACTCTCTTGAATTTACAGAATATAAAATTCGAATTCATACTAATGGTGGTTTAGTTTTAGAAACAGCTAAAACAATAACTGGGGTGACTAACGCCGACCCAGGTGTATTGACGATTACAAGTCACGGTTTTTCTGACGGTGACGAAGTATTTATCACTGGTATTGTAGGTACTGTAGAACTTAACGGGCAATTCTTTTTAGTTGCAGATGCAACAACTCATACTTTTACCCTAACAAACATTGATGCAGAAGCAATCGATACGACTGCCTACGGGGTGTACTCTTCCGCAGGTACAGCGGCAAAAGTGTACGAATTAACTTCGCCGTATTCGCTTGCACAAGGTAAAGAAGTAAAATACGCCGGTACTGAAAATGAAATGTACCTCACACATCGAAGTTTTGAACCGCGCAAACTTACTTTTACTAGCGCCACAAGTTGGGCCTTTTCAACATACGATAGGTATTCATCGACTAAATTCCTATCTAACATAGAGAATGCGGATAACCCTGTTTTTACCTCTACTACAAATCATGGTTTTACAACAGGGGACACCGTTCGCATAACGAATGTTGAAGGGATGACAAATTTTAACGACCAGAACTGGTTGTTTGAAGAATATCCTGAGTCGTCAGAGAACCCCAAAGTTTTCCGATTACATACTCTTGCGGGGGATGACACAGATTCGTCAAGTTTTCCAGTGTACTCCGATG